TTTCCTATTTGTGAAAATTCTAATAATATTTTAACCCCTACAAAAAATATTTTAATCTACCAAATTATTTTCTTATTTATAATGACTCTAAATAATATCTGGAATGATTCTAAAGAGCCCCTCTTATTAAACAAAGCCCCTCTTGTTAAACAGATATAATTATCTACCTACATTAACAATAGCCCCTCATATTAAACAAAGCCCCTCTTGTTAAACAGAAATAAAAAAGCCACTCGTTAAAGTGGCTTAATTTATTTTAAAATTCTATCTCGGGTAATCCAATATCATTTATACTTATAGTTATATCCATAGGTATGCCACAATCTACATGCTCACAGATAAAGTTGTCTATAGGATTATCATGTCCACAATTTTGGCAAATGTTTTTTTCTGTATTCATATCTTATTTATTTAATTGTTAATATTATCTTTCAATCCAAGATATAAATACAAATATGCTATCGAATAAGTTTTCATAGTCTGAGCAAATAACATCTATATCATACTCTTTTGTGTATGCATCATTGCCTAGTATAAATTGACTATCTAATGAATGGTCTTCAGCTAAATCATATATTATTTCTTCTAAGCATTGTAACCTATCCTCCTCTGAGTAGTCTTCATTACTATTATACTTGTCTATTAATTGAGTATAGTATTTTTTAGATATATCTGAGGAGTTATAAATATAATCCGAGTCAATATTTAAAAAGTCTACAAACATATTGCTATGTAAATTATCTATAATTAATGTTTTTGTTTTTAGTTTCATATCTTATAAAGTTATATTAATTATTCTTAGTTGTTATTTGTTCAAATAAAATTGGTAAGGCTGGGCATTATGATACTTGAATCAATTGCGGACTATAGAATCATTGTTATCTATACGGAATCCCCTATATTTATTTTATTAGTTGCCTTACCAAAAGTTTAGTTTTGGTATTGTTTTATAAATTGCATTACTGCTTTGTAAGTAGCGTCTATTTTTGTACCTACTATGTCAATATTTAGTAATTCATTTATTGAATAGTCTGTGTTGTGTTTTATTTTAACTCTACTTTCTGCAATAATAAATTCAAAACCGAAATTTTCTATCTGCTCCACTACAGGCATTAACCAATCCCAAGAAATATGATATTCTAATAAAATATAGTGTGTTAATTCTCTTTTACCCTCTTTTGTTAAGTGTTCGAAATAGCATCCGTCTGAGGTTTCCAATCCCATAAACTCAGCAATTAATTTGTTTTCTGTATCCATATCTTATAAAGTTATATTAATTATTCTTAATTGTTTTTTTAATGTATCAGTCAATAAAAATCTACTATCCAAACCAAACTTTCTACGATGTCTAGTTAAATCATTTGTAAGTATCATCTTATCAATCTTGTTGTCTACAATGGTGTACACTATAAATTCCTTTTTAGTAGTGTAAATCTGTACTGCTTTTAAAATATTTATGTTCATATTATATTGTTTAAAATGGTAGGTTAATATCTATTTTTCTATACTCTTCGCCATCATTAAATTCTGTGATAGTTTTGTAGTTTGTGTCAAAATCTTCATTGTGTGCCTCAATAACTTGTTTTATTTCTTCGTAATTAAATTCGTATGTCGCTAATGCGTCATCCGTTTCCCAATAAACAAACACTATTGGCTCACTTAATAATTCTTCTATCATCATGTTATTTAATTTAAAGTTTTAATAAAGATTATCATCAATACAAATGTGTTCCATAATGTCGCCATCATCATCTACTATATCATAACAACATCCATCACAAGATTTATACTCTGTGTCTTTAAATACAAAGTCAGATATAAATTCATCGTCTAAACCTAAGCCCCATTCAAAGCCCTTAGGAGGATTGCTTACAAAATCATTTGCTATCTTATAAACCTTGTCAAAATTTTCGTCTACATTACCCTTAAACATTTTCATCTGAAAAATCTTTGCAGTTACATAAGTTATATCTTTTGTTATTTCTTCAATGTTGTCTATTCTGTTAATCATATTTTTAACTTTTAATTGATTATGTATTTGTTCGTCCATACCTATTTTTTCTAATATGTACTGAATGGTTTCCCCGTCTAATTCGTTCATTAATAATATTATACTCTCTAATTTTTTGTTATCTGTACTCATAATTTTTAATTGTTTTTTATTGATATAATCCTATACGATATAATATGTAACATGTGTGTAATAGTCAGACCTATATCCACATTCGACAGTTCCTTCAGACGCCTTTTTAACTGACATATTTATTGTTGGAGGAGGAAAACTTGTTCTTTCCCCTTCTTTAAAATGATAAGTAAAAGAATTTATACCTCGTTCAGCGCACTCTTTTGCCTTACTTAAAATCTCGTTTACAACTTCTTTTTTTCTTTGTGATGCTTTTGATTTGTTTACTATTATTTTCATATTATTTAATTTATATTGTTTTTAAAACTCTAGGTACAAAGAATTCGTCTTCAGTCATTAAACCTCTAACATCATGTATTAAATCTGTATAATTGTCTTCGTTTTCAATTATTGATTTGTGTAAACTTGGGTTGTTAAAAACAAACAAGACAACATCTAAAATAGATTTTTGATTTGTAGTTCTGTTTTCTAGGGCTTTAGTAATTATTGTAATTGCTTCCATAGTTATAATGCTTTTATTTCTTCGTTAATATTAATGTTATCTACAAAATCAACACCTAAAATTTCTGCTTGTGCTATTTCTGTAAAGATTTGTTCTAAGGTATTAGACTCAATTCCTCCGTATCTATAAAGGTGTAAAATCTCTAACCTTTTAAAAACCTCTTTTGCATCTTGTTTTAATAAATCTTTCTTTTTTTGATTTACTAATTTGTTAAATTCATGTCTCTTCATGTAATGTGTATTTAATTAATAATTGTTTCTTAAGCAAATATAACTCTTTTTTTTAATTACACAACAAAAAATATAAAAAACTTTGCAATTTAACTTTTTTTATGATTTGATAGCTTTTGACACTATCCTAGATTTGTAGCATAACTTAACAGAGGAACACATGCGTACGTCTACAACAATATTTTCACATAACAAAATAAATTTACTATTAATTTTTGGTATAACCAGCAATTAATTGAAGCCCCTCATATTAAACATAGCCCATCATATTAAACAGAGAAAGGAGCAACAAAATCAATTGTTACCCCTTCATATTAAACGAACCCCTTTATATTAAACGCTCTATCTTATTGTGTAAATTCCTTTGTTCTTACTTGTAGCTAATCTCATCAAAGCATATCTTATCGCATCACAGAAGTGATTAAACTTATCGATTGGTCTTACACCTTTCTCGTGCCATACATAGTTATTAAACTCTCTTACAACACCTTTACTTCTAGGGTCTACTATTATTTCATAGTCCTGCATAAGTGCTATACCAGATAGTATACTACCACTCTTCTTTACAGCAGGTTGTATGTTTAATCCTTTCTTCTTTAGCTCTTTTATAAGTCTAGGTTCTGATGAGTCGCAAACTATCAAGTCTAAACCACACTCAGCCCTATTCATATTTGCTATATCAGACGTAGAAAGCCCTGTCTTGCCATAAATCTCCTTTACATAGACTCTATTGTTAAAATCATCTACAGAAATCTTTACAAGTGTTGTAGGGTCTTCAGAGAACCCAAAATCCTGTCCATAAATGGTCTTTTCTGTCTGTATGTAGTCTCCAACCTTCCAATTTCTTATAATTGTTCCTTCTGCCTTAGCTAACCACCCTCCTAGTATCTGGTGTTGGTATTTATCTGGTCTTCTAGCCTTCATCTCTAATACTCTGCTAAGAAATGAGTCTGATAGGTTGTCTTTGTTGTCTTTATACGTTGTATGGATGTAAGTTGTGTCTCCTTTAACTCCATTATAACCTGCGTCAACAATATTGCCTAAAAAGAACCTCTGATATATCCAATGCTCTTTTGTAGTTGGGTTTAGTATTAAAATAACCCTGTTTTGCTTGTTTTGAGACCTTATAGAGAAGTCTATCTTGTCAAATGTACCTTCATCATCAAGTTCTTCTGCTTCATCGACTACAAACGTTGTAATTCCGTTCAAAGACTTGAGTGCAGCTGTCTGATTACCACTAGATGTCCTTATACCCTTAAATATAATGGAAGAACCTGTCTGTAGGTTAGTTATCTCATCCTTAGTTATCCTAAAGTGAGAATTTACTCCCATCATATCAATTTTCTCTACAAATTCTGGTATAATAGATGTATTGGCTGATGCCATTGTATAACGAGTAAACAATATCTTGTGTCCACTTTCGTATGTAAGGTTTAGTAGGAATACGTTTATACCAAAAGACTTACCACTACCCCTACCTCCTGTAATAACATTGTATCTTGTCTTGCTTTGGAATAAAGGTATGTACTTGTCATGTAAGTTTATGCTATTCTTCATCTTCTGGTGTTACATCTATAATATCTTCTGGTGTAGGAGGTTGATGTCCATAGAAATTTATAACAGGTGTTGCTGACTTCTGTGTAGCATTACCAAACCCATCTTTAGGTTTCCCATAGACATACTCTAGTAATAGTTTTCTATCGTTATGGTTTTTCTTAGCCTCTTCTGCTAGACTCATCCAGAAGTCTTGTTCAGAACCAAACACCTTTTTAATGGCTTTGACTCCGAACTCCTTCATCCTTTCTCTCTTAGCTTTGTTTATAGCTGCTGTAGTAGGTTTAACAACATCTAACTGACCTTTCTTCCTTTTGTTATACTTCCTACCATCAGTAGGTTTAATCTCATTTGATTTAGCCATAAGTTTAATCTTAATACTATAACGATATGTTTATGTTTTGTTTACCAGCACATTCCATCCATTGATGTACTGCTCTGTATTACCTCACATCTATCTTTTGATTTCCAAGCCCAAGACTTCATTCTTAACGTCATCATCTCGTGCATCTCATCTATCCTATCGTCTGGAATAACATCTGCTAACTCGTGTATCTTATTTCTATCCGATGCATCAAGCTTTCTATCTATTCTTTCATTTATTCTCCTAACCCTTTCGGAGTTTTTGTTCTCTATTCTTTCTCTTTCTCTTTTCTTATCATCAAAGAATAAGTCATAAACATTTCTAAACTTAACAAAGCTTTCGTAGTAAATGTCTATCTTTCTTAATGCGTGAAATATAGATGACCTGTTTCTTTCTACTCCTATATCTCCAAACCATTCGGAAATCATTCTGTCATTCATTCCATTTATATCACACATTATCTTATAGAACAAAGCTCTAAAGTATGCTTGTTCTTGATATCTTGATGTGCTTGTTAAATCTAATCCTGTTATTTGTACAAATTTATCAGCTAATTGTTTAGCTGCTTCTACGTTGTATGTTCTAAGTTTTGCCATTGTTATCTCTGTTTTGTATTTTTTCGTATTCTTTCCATATTTTAATATAAGCCTCTGTAAGCGACAATACCTCTGGATATGTATGCTTCCTATGCCCTAGTTCTATTGATACTCTCCAGCTACCTTCAAATGCCTCTGGGTATATTACATATCCTTTTTTAAAGCAATGACTCTGAGCCTCGTTGTTTGTCTTGTAATAGTTAAATGAAGTCTTCTTCTTCTTCGCCATAGTTATATCCCATTTCCTCCATGCTACCTTTAAAGTTTAACGCTCTAAGTAATCCGTCACACTCTTCATAACATTCATCTTCTTCTGCTTTCTTAATCCAAAGAACCAAGTCTTCTCTAGTGTAACCTATAAATAGTAAGTCAAGTCCTAGCTCGTAAAAGTGGTCGGACACTTCTTTTTTAAATGGCATACTACAATTCTCCGTAAAATGTATATTGTTCTAAATCGTAGTCACTCATAATATAATTCTTATAAGCATCTGTAGCCACCTGTAGCTTCTGTAGTCCACTATCTACAAATCCTGCTGTAATAGTATAGACTCCAACATCTAACGTTCTCTTGTCTACTACTAAGAATATAAAGTCATCTGCATCAAACAAGTCTAGATACAAAGCTGCCTGTAAGTCATAACTATATTTCTTAGCTGAGTACTCAAAGTCTTGTATGTTGGCTGTAGTTTTTAAGTCTATGATAGTTGTGCCTTTCTTTGCATCTGCCTTACCTCTAAATGGTAATCCCATAAACTCTCCTATTGCAGGTATCTCAAACTCACATCCACTTAGTAAAGCAGCAGCTTCTTCATTAGCCAATACAGCTTTAGCTATCTTCTGTGCCTTGTTAAGTTCTAGGTTAGTGTAAACCAAATCTTTACCTAGCTCTTCTGCTGTTAACTTAAAACTCTTACTAGCTTTAGTTCCATCTACAAATGTAAACTCATCAAGCCTATGTGGCTCTAGTACACATAAGTGTGTTAGTCTACCATCTCTAAGTGCTTGACTATCTGGCGAACCTTCAGTAAGTGATGTTGCGTATGCTTTAGGGGACTCTATTAATTTCTTACAAGAAGAAGATGATAATGCGTGTTGACCTAAGTAGCCATAGTAAAAAACATCATCATACATCTTAGGTATAATATCAGATACTTTGAACTCATCTCCGTTTAGCAGTTTTATATTTTTCATAATGTTGTATTTTAAATGAACTGCAATATAGTAATATTATTTGTTAAATCAAATAAACTTTATCTTTTTTACAATTAGATGTTCTAGTGAGTTTAGTGGAGGTGTCCATCCTTTAGCATTATTATCTCCTCCAAAGCTATTGCCTTTAACCTTAACATCATTGTTTCTTAGATGGTTAAGTAGGTCCAGTCTTTTAAATACATAAGCAGTCTCTACACCTTCTAGACTTTTTAGTATGTAAACGTAGTATGTTGCCTTAGATGCAATGATACCACTATCTTCTCCTTTCCTTGTATTCTGAAACTCTATGTATAAGTTTACAGGTCTTGAGTATCTATCAGCATAGTAGTAACCTTTAGAGTCATACTTAACTTCGTAAGTAACCTCGCTACCTTTGTAGTTAGCTTTTATATCCCAATCATAAAACTTTTTGTTTGGTGCTTTCTCTATGTCTGTATGTGTCTTAGACAATTCGTTAAGCCATAAGCTCTCTCCTATATTACCTCTTAAAAAACTCATATCTATTTGTATGTAGAGTAAACTGATTTCAATGGATTAAGAACCTTGCCTTTAAATGCACAAGAGGTACATCCTGTTATCCTTATACTGAATATTCTTTGTGCTATAGGTAGTAACTCTTTCTGTGCGTGTTTATTGTATATCGTTTGGTTAGAATCAAAGTACTTAGCTAAAGTGTTAAACTCATCTTCAGTTAAACATTTTACATTCCTGTACTTAAATACTTTATTCAGCTTGTCTTGTCTCTCATCACAACCACAGTCTTCTCCAGCAATAAACTTAACAACCTTCTTGATACCTGTAGCTTTTGTTATCTTGGCTACAGTATCTCCAAGTCCCTTAGACTTATTCTCATTGTCTTTGTCAAACTTAGCTTTCCATTCCTTGTAAGCTTTAGTTCTTTTGTCTCCTTTAAATTCTTCCATGTTTATAATAATTTGTCGTAGTCTCCGTTAAAGTAATCTTGAGCATCTTCATCAAACTTTTCTCTTAGTCTTCTCTTGCAGTTCTTAGATGTATTGTATAGTGACGTTAGGCTTATACCTTTGTACTGATTACCATCCTCATCTATAAATTTGCTTTCTTTCTCTAAACCTCTTAGAGATATATCTGTCTTGTAGTAAATGTCCGTAAACATTATATCGTACCTATGCCATTGCTTTATCTCTTTGTCGATACTATCCATTAAGTTCTGGAAGGCATAATTTTCTTTAATGTCAAAAGCATCTAAAACTTGGTAAGAGTAAACAACCTCATCATACTCAACGAGAGGCTGCTTACTTTTTACCCTCTTATAATCAATACAAACACTAAACAAAGTACTGTAGAAGTAACCGAATCGTATTCCGTTATCTTCGTTTAAAATCTTATTAACGTCTTTTAAAGACCTGTGTATTTTTAAATATGCTTCTTGTACTAAATCCTCAGCAAACATATTAGAGCCTACAAACTTAACAGCCAATCCAACCCACTTTTTGTGGCTCTTGTAAAGCTCTGCTAATAACTCATTCTTAGTCATACATAAATATATGACAAAATAAAAATATAATAACTAAAAGTTATTAACAATTACAACTTCTATTCTACCATTACCTTTGTCGTATTCTGTAGGTAGTAGTGTCTCTATTTTAACAAAGTCATCATTGTCATCTTCCCAGCAACCATAGTGTGTTATGGCATCTAATAGAAATTTAGATACAACAGCTATTGCATTCATTTTATCTCTTCTCCTTTTATCTGGGCTAAATAACTGGTAAGTTATATTAACAGGTGTGTCTATCTTAACACCTTCTAACTGGTCTCTCATAACCTCAAAGAATACTTTTTTAGCATTACCTTTAACCATGTAGTGCAAGTGAATAAACTTATTCATATTAAGCCAAACGTTGAGATTCTTCTTCTTCTTTCTAGGTACTACTACATACATAGGTACTATAAGTTTTAGTTCGCTCATGGCAGTAAAGAATCTAGATATTCAGTATTTACTACCTCTGGTAAACCTGCTTGGTTAACCTCAAAACTAAAGTCATCAAAAGAAAAGCTTCTACTTCTTTTACAGCTAACAGTAACCCATCCTTTGTTCTGTGTGTTCTTTTCTAGTTGTATCTGTGTCTCCGTCTTCTTCTCAAGGAAAGAACCTAAGTGTCCTGTGGGCTTAGAACTTCCAAAGTTACTATGTATAACTGTAATAATATGACAATTAAGTTCAGCAGTCCATTTCATAACTCTCTGTACTATCTCAGAAGACTCTGTAATATTATTTACATCCGAGACTAAATCAGCAATACCATCTACAACGACTAGCCCAATATTTTTACTCTCTAACTTATCATACAGAATATATTCTATAAAATCTATCCTCTCTGTATACGACATCTTTCTTAAAGCGTAAGTATGATAGTCATCATCAATCTCTCCTGCATTCATATCTACAGGTCTTCTAAACACCTTTTGTGCGTGATACCTTCCCTGCTCTGTATCAAAGTGAATAACCTTTCTTTTATCCCTTAATCCTTTTATGTGTCCACTAAACTTATTACTGTCTTTTAGGTATGTGCTTACCAGTAAACTTACAAAGTAGGTCTTCATACTTTTAGGAGGTGCTTGTATAAAGCTAAAATTACCATAAGTGGCTAAAGGTATTGTGTAAGTTGTATCGCCTTTTATAGTAGTCATAGTTACTTCTCCACATGATATAGCTATTGGTGGCTCTTTTATCTCTTCTGATATGTTCACTAAAGCATCTTCTTCAAGTCTTTGCATACCCATTCTATGCACTTCTTTTTCTTCTGTACTCATATTGGTTTGTTTGTTTATCTGTTTGATGCGTCTAGACAACTAAAGCAACAGTATTGTTTACCAAGCTGTATCTCTATACCACATTCCATACATTCACTATTGTCTTCTAGAGACTCATAGTAGTTATTTAATTCTTCGTCAAATGCTTCCATAGTATTGTAATAAAAAAGGGGAAGCTTTTACACCTCCCCAATAAA